CCAGTTCTCAAAGAGGCTGACGACACCGATCCATCCCTCCACGCTTGCCCTGATTGCGGAACTCCAATCTCAAAGGAACAAGCCGTTGATGATGCCCCCGATTGGATTTGTGAAGAATGTCATGCTGTCCGTATGGCTGAGGATGATGAATGGTTTGAACAAACAAATGAACGCTCGGCTCAACGTGCAATCTATGAGGCAAAGCCCATTGAGAACGTTCCAGCCATCACAGACAATCCAATACCTCTTGAGGCATTGATTGATGATGAACCAGAATATGCACCTGAGCAAACCGATGCTGAAATTGAAGCCGACTATGCTATGATTAAGGCCATGAATGCTGAGGCGATGATTGAAACGTATGCTCGCCTCGAAGAACGTGATTTCACGCCAGTTCCAATGATCGACACCCCCATTGCAGCCATTGAAGGAAAGAATGGGCGTTGTGTTGTATCAGCCGAGCCTGGAAAGTTCATTGCCATGACCGCCATTGGCGAGCGTTGGTTTGCATCCGAACAGCATTGGGCGGAATACACAGGCAATCCAGTGATGCCAGAAGGCCACTATGGACTTCAAGCAGCGCATGATGAGGAAGTCGAACTACAACGTGAAAACGATGAAGCAACCAAAGACATTGATGGTTTCAATTTTTCAAACGCAATGGGGTTTTGAAATGAGCGACGAGATGGTTAGTGAATTGACAAGGCTCATCGGCTCATTGGCCGAATGTGATGAAACCTTAGATGGTGTGCCTGTCGTGAACCGTGATGGTGTCATTGAAGCCCTTCGTGGTGTGATACAGGATGAATGGATGCGAACAGGTGTTTTGGAGGCGGTTGAATGAACCGACCAAAGCAAAACAGTGGCCCAAAGATGACCACGTATGAAAAGAAACCTAAATCCCGATCCGCAGCAAACAAAGTGTGGGTCATGGTTCATTCAGTCTATGGGCAACCGCCTTCATGGATGAGGATGATTCCCGCCAGAAGATGGTTTGAAAACGAACAGGGCGAGAAGGAGTTCACCAACACATCTCGATGGGAGATTTCTTTTGATGATGAAGGGCAAGACTTATTGATTCTAACAGGTCCAGCGAAAAGTGTAGTGAAGATGCTACCATCCATGAGGAATTGAAATGGCGACACTTGTTGAGTTCCCGAAAGCACCGCTTTCACCGATCATGGTGTCTTTCATGCGATGCAGGGAAAGCCGCCAATTCTTAGGCTCATACGAGGCTCGACCAAGCAAAGGAGATGTTATCGCATTCATCCCGTATCTGGACTTGCCACACTATGCTCTTGATGAGGAACGTGCCATTGCATTCATTGATGAAAACGGCTTTCGGGGCTGGATTTCAAAAGATGACGTATCAGCGAACTTCGATATGATGAATCCTAAACACGTTGATTGTGCGATTTTCTTTTCATCGTTTGCGAGTCAAGGATGGGAAGCAACGCCGATCCTTTGGTCGGCCATTGACTGGAAGAAACACTTCCAATTGAGAACTGATGATGAATCATACGACATGACCCCTGGCGCATTCTTTGGAACTTGTGATTTAGTGACAGATTGCCAATGGTGCGGCCATCCTAAAATGAATGACGGGAGAGGAAATCCGAAAGAGGATAAATGCGAAGCCTGTGAATGGTCGAATAAGGAAGAAGCCGAAGATCAACATTTGAGGGGCATACCTGTGACTATACAGTTAGATGAAACTTTTGATGAGAATAGTTCGTTCTTAGGTGAAGATTGGGCGTGAAGGGATGGAACAGGAACAGGACAAATTAGCCCCTGCGCCTATCCCAGTCCTTGAGATTCCAGAAGCAAGACCACGCAAACCATCGGCCAAAATATCTGCACTTTGGAAGTGCGGCCATCCAGTCGATCTCAATTGGGTTTTAGAGGGATTCCGATATTGCCCTTATTGCGGCAGCAAATATCCTAAAAACAGAATCAACTTGATTGCACGTTGGGTTGCTTATCAGCGTTGGCATATCTCATATCATCGGTATGCAATAACCACTAAAGATATGATTAAAGAACAGTGAGGCTTTAATTGCCGAACCGCTTTGGGTTAAGATAATGTGGCCTTTTGTAAAGCGTGACATCGAAAAAGCCGCAAGGATTCTCAGTGATCACCAGAACTTTATTTCAGCATACGATGAATTGCTTGTTGAATTGTTTGCGGATCGTGGAATGCTTCTTGGCAGCGCACGATTCAAAGATTTGTCGGGCGTTGAACAGTTCGATGCTTTGAATGAGATTGATACTCGAATAATCAAAATTAAAGATTTGAAACAACAGGAGGGATTGAGATACAAACGCAATTTGAAGTCTTAGAGAATGAAACCGAAGATGGAAGCCTGTTTGTATTGATGAACAATCAACCAAACCTTGTGATTTCACCAACAAACAATGCAGGTTGGCGAGAGGTGTTGATCGGAATACATTCTTCATTAGATAAAAAGCAAATACTCAAGGATGTTGAAAAATACTTAGTGGAGGATTTGATGTTCCGTCAAAACAACGACAAACGAGAATGGCGTTGGGAACGTGTTCATGTTGATTCAAGCGGCATGAGGTTCTTTGCTGCCAACGTGAGAAACACTTTGGAGGATGAAGAGGAATGAGGCTTACTTCTCGACCATGTATTCGTAAAGAATGCAATGAGAATGCTCACCCTGGTTATCGTTTTTGTCGCACTTATATTGCCACTAAAAAATGCAGGTTTGAATCGGAGGAAGAATAAATGGGTGATTACACAATCAAAATACACAAATGCCCTGATTGCGGGAATGAAATGAAATTGGCCGATAAGAGGTTCAATCCATTTACAGGAAAGCACGAACAAATAGTTCAATGCAAACAATGTCGGAGGTGGATGTTCAATGACTGAAATGCCACCGCCCGATCAAGAAGACATTGAATGGGCATATTACCTTTGGAACTCTCTATCTGTTGGCGATGGCCGATGGGTTTTGCCGAATGTTGGTGCTTATGTCCGAACTGGCGTTAAGGAACTGACTCTTCGAGAGATTCACTTTTCACACCCTAAAACAAATGAGTTCGGCCAATCGGTCTTTGACAATCACCATTGGATTATGACGCTCGCTGATAACATAGGATGGGAGGTAAAAGAAGCCGTTCTCATGGCGACTGACAATGATGGCGAAATCAACATTCCTGATGAATTGGTGGGCATGGTATCAGTGTGCGCCAATCGGTGTGGCGCAGTATTCCGTGTCGAATCACTGAGTCCAGCACAACAATACGTGAAAGTTCCAGAATCATTGACCTGCCCATGTTGCGGAGAGGAACAAACAATAGAGCCGACATTGAAAGGCGTTCACATTGTTGTTGATGATCGAGGCTATCGAATAAACCAACAGAAAATACAAATTGCGAAAGAGGAAGAATGATGGCCGATGAAAAAGATTTCAAATCGAGGGTTTTTGGTGTCGTCACGACATCGTTCACACCTGGTTTTGAACTTCATGTTATGACAAGTGAAGCATACAATTCAAGAGTATTGAATCTAAGATTGAATCGAGTCGTTCCATCTGTTCGAGGATATACAGGATATACAAAACAAGGCTTCATGCTTTCAAGAGATGAAGCAAGGGCTTTGCTTGATAAATTGGTTGAAGTCATACATGATGATGATGCTTGGGAAGATGAGCCAGATGAAATGGTGGTGATGGATGATGATTGAACGTTGGATTGAGCATCACAATGAAATCATTGCACAGATGGTTGCACGTTTGGATTTACCAGAAGAAACGGCTAATCTTGTAAGCGAACTTTGGAATCGAACACGTTTGAAAGCAGCAAGAGTTCCTAAGTCTTTGATTGTTGATTGTGTTTATTTGATTGCACACATGACAGGCAACAGACGTTCAATCAACGACATGAAAGATGCCGCTATGTCGGTTATTCAAAGACGAACTAAACCATTCAATCAAGATCGGAGAAGGGACAGCGTGATATGGATTGAAACCGACTGGGCGAAAGGTATTGTTCTGGAACTGATACCTGATGAGCAATCGTTTGAAGATTTCTTGAATAGGTGATGGCGTGAACTATCGCCTTTTCAGCGAATCAATACGGGTATGCAAAGCAATACCTAAAGACAAATCAAAGGTCATAAAAAATATGCTTTTGATGTGTCCTTTGAGTCAATGGAAAATTGCATATCTGTGTCATGCCCCATCATCAAAGCATAGGCTCTCCGACGAGGATTTACGGGAAATCTATTTTCTTTTGACCGATCTCTATCCAGAAGAAGTCGAAGAGAACCCCAACCCAATTTCGATGTTGGCCGATTTATCCAAAGCAAACAAAACCGTTGCGATAATAGATCGTGTATTTGAAACGACTCATTCTGTTTTAGAATCATGCGAAAACAATGTTCAACGTGCAAGCCTGATAAGACCTTTGTTTTCAAGGATAACCTCTCAAGACCTTCTTTGCTTCTTTTACCGTTTAAGCAATAGGCAGGGGGCAATCAATAGGCATGACGTGACAAAGGCATTGGCTCATGCTAATGGAGGGCTGATGAGGCACGTGAGGAAAGCATCGTTTTTGATTGGCTTAGAGAAAGTGTGTGATCGGTTATCACGTCAAGAAAGCATTCACGATGTTCTAAGGCCAGCCATAGGAATGCCGATGGTGATTCCATCACCGACGATATGCAATGTTCGAGATATTCCTTTTGGAAGAACTTACTTGGAGATTCCAGAAGGTGAAAGAATGACCTTGCACGTTCTCAAAGACGACATAAGATTGTTCAATGTTGCAGGTGAAAGGATTGATGATGAAGATTCAACACTACAAATGATTGTTGAAGCGTCTGGCGTTAAAGAGGGGATTTATCTTGTCGAATATGCAAGTGGCAGGGATATTGAAATGATGTTTGTTGATTTACTTACTCCTTCTGTTGAAACAATGCCATTTGAAAAGAGGCGTAAGAAGATCGGTTGCCCCAAATGGGCTTTGAAACCGATGAATGAAATTGAAGATGCTACGTTTTATCTTGAACACGTTGGAACTAAACAACCAGTGATCCTGTGGAATGCAAATGGTATATTGACATACGAAAGTTCGGTCTATGAATCAGCGTTGATGAACATTGAGCAAGTGCATAAATCCGTTTTTATGGTGGTTGGAGGGCTATATGTCAAAGAGAATCCGCTTTCCAGGCCTGTTCTTTCCAAATGGCGCATCGCTGTTCGAGATGGAGATTCGCATTATGATGTGGGGCTTGTTGATATTGATCCCACCGTGTCATTGATGAGATTTACAAATCCACACAAAATAATCGAAGGAGAACAGGTTTCAATGAACAGTCCCGTATTTGTCAATGTCAATGTCATTTCATCTGGTTGGGGTGATTACGGGGCTTACATTCAAGGCGTGATTAAAGGTGTCGCCAGTCGTGCGGGACTCAATGACTGTGTGAGCATAGATGAAATTGAAGCCTTAACAAAGAGATGGGATGAAGAATATGGAGATACTGACTAAAATATGGCTTTCATGGACTTCATGGGCTGTAAAGGAAAAGGGGATTAAAGGATGGCTGAGATTAACAATGGTGATGTTCGCAATATCAACACTGAGTCTGGTCTTGCTGATATTGATACTGATTCTTTACCCGATAGCATGGCTTTACAACAAAGTGATATGATGAATACTTTGATGTCGGCTATGTTGCTGAGAGGCGAAATACGCTGCCGACTTTCAACTAAGTTCAAATGCGGTTATGAGGTAAGACCCATTATTTGGTTTTCCAAACGAACCGAAGAATTAGATTCAACATTGGAGAAGATCGGTCTTACTTGGAAACAGACTTTTGTTCGGACTGAGGACATCACAAAATTATGCCATACGTTCTCTCGCTTCTTCAATTTAAGTTCAAAGTCAAATGGCTTGAAAATGGTGGATAGGCTTAATGGTATATTGCCGCAACCCCTTGATTACGAAGAGGTTGAAGAAGCCCTTGCTCAAATCGAGAGCATTAGTGAGGCTTTAAGAACCCAACCTCCTTCGGATAAATCCCAACGGAAGTGAAAACCTATGATGAATGAAGCATTAACCCGAATTAGCAAGCAAAAAGGATGGACTGACGAAGAAACGCTCAAAGCGTTCTCCGAGTTCGTGAAAGAAAATTACCCTGAAATATGGACTCAAGCGGGAACTGTCCTCGCTAATCTTGAAGAAGACGACATGGATTTCTTTTCCTCAGCATTTGAAGTGAACTCAGTCCGAAGAAAGGGTTCTGGCGGTAAAGGCGAAACATGGGTCGGAATGATCGTAGCCTATGATGGAACACGTGACATGATGGAACGCCAGCGTGATACTGCCATTGAAGCAGCCGAAATCAACTTGGGTCAAGCATTACGCTATGGTATCAAGCAAAACGACAGAAGCGTTGGACTTGGCCGTGTTGTCAAGGAAAACAGCGAATGGATTGTGAAAAGTGCTGATGATTCCCTGCTTTACAAGGAATCGGCAACCGATGACAAAGTTCCTCTTTGGGTCATTGCCATCAATAATGGTGCATCCCACATCTGTTTGCTCAAGGCCGACAATCGCTCTCCTAAGAGAGCATTCATGGTCAAGCGCAAGTGGCTTTTCATCGGCAACACCCAAGAGAAGTTCTTGAGCGAAGGTGCTTTGCCTCCTATGACTCTTGAATGTTCTTTCGGTGCGGCTGATGCCGAACTCGAAATGCTTCGACCAATCACCTTCAAGGCTGAAATGGAAAAAGCATGGAAACCTGCTGGATCGGATGAACCAGATGAGAACCAATTGACCGCACTTGACATTGATGCAACGTATGGCCTCGATTGGGTTGAAGAATCAATCCGCCCAAAGGTCGCCTCTTTGTTTGCCCCAGACCAGTTCGTTGCTAATTTCATGCCGTCTGTTGATTTGGCCGATGTCTTTGATTATCACATGGCCGAGCGCAAAATCCTTTCATCTGGTAAGGACTTCGGCCCCCTCTTCGCTATCAGTGGAACTGTTGATTACATTGACCACGCAGGGAAAGAGAATCTTTACACCGAGGGTGGATTCAAACATTCAATCACCCTTACTTCAAACAGCCTCCGAAGAGAGGATGCCAACGCAAGTCTTTGGGTTGATGTGTCCCGACACCTTGTTGAGAAGCAACACGCATTCCAGGTCAAGAAGGCCAGTGGATGGCGTGATTATGCAAGTGGAAGCCGCCTGTGGGTCATTGTTCGCTCTCGAACATGGCAAGGCACTGATGGCAGCGTCAATCTCAACATGGATGCAAAGAGCGTGTATGCTATGCCTCTCCGATCCATCGTCGCTAAAGAAGCCCCAGACGATGCAAACGACATTTCCCACACAAGCAACTTTTGAGGTGATTATATGACTGGAACAGGATTTTTAGACAATTGGAAGCCCGTTGATACGAACAAAGAACCTTCTCAGCAAGAGAAGAAGGCTGAGGCTACAAACCTCCCTTCAACTGCTGAGGTGGCTCAAAACCTCCCCCTCATTTCGGCAACAGGGGTTTCTGTTGCTGAGAGGCAAACAGGAATGGTTTCTGGATTCGCTGCTGAGGACTTCCCAATGGAAGCCCTTGTGGATTCAGCACCATTAGAACTTGAAGAGGATGCAATCGTAGCCTCAGCACCAAACGGTGCATGGTCGCTGCCCCAATCAGCCAACCCTGCATGGAAGCGGATTGCTGCTGCTCGATCAGCCCACGTGCGAACAGACCGCAAGGTTCTTTGTGGCGTTGTCGGACCTCGAAAGGCTGGTAAATCTGGAATGCTCGTTGATTCATTGACTGATGAGGAAGTCGCCAATGGCGCAATGATTTTCCTTGAGGACTTTGATGCTGGCGGTGATTCCACCGTATCAGCACATCACAAGGACAAGCAAGAGAACATCGTTGTCCTCAACCCCTGGATTACAAACAAAGCATCCAAGAGCCGTGTGCCTTTCAATTACCCTGAAACATTCAACAAGACTATGGATGATTTGTTGTATGCGCTTGAGGTCGCTGAATCTCAGGATGAATACTTCAAGATTCACGGTAAAATGCCAAACCCATACCTCAAGACGTTTGTTTTCGACGGAATGGATCATTGGTTGCATATCTGTGGAACTGCAATGAAGATAGAGGATTTGGAACTTGGTGATGATGCGGTTGAGGTTTCTGGTCGAAAGACGGCCACTAAGGTTGGCCGTTTCAACTGGGAGTTCCGAAAGAACCGATACCAAGCAGCCATGAACACATTCCAAGAACTCAGCCGACTAAACGTTCACGTCTATGTCGTCACAGGTCAAAAGCCATCTTACGATTCCAACGGAAACGAAATCATGGGTGCTGATATTGCGGCATGGATGAAAGATACTGAGCGTGACCTCGAACAATTGATTGAGGTTTCTTTAGAGCAAGAAAGAAGCGAGATCGGAGAACTCACAGGCAAAACCATATCAAGAGCGCAATTGAAGTTCAATAGAACCTCCCTGCGCCTCCCTGCGCCAGTTATCCTCTTTGAGCAAGAGGTCGGCACAGACGGTCAATGGTTTGGCTACAAGGGGCTGCAAGACGGTTCCTTTGAGCATCCAGAAGATACCCTTGAACTCATTACTGAGGATTCGGAATGATTCTAAGCGGGGATCAAACCTGCAAGCATCAATGGCGAGCATTGCCTGATGTCAAGTCCGATCCCAATAAGGGATTGACTGTATCTGTTTATTGCTATCAATGCGGCCAATCGGATGTTGCGAGATTGCTTTTACTTGGGGTGAAGAAGTGATGGTTTCTGTCAAAATAGGTTGCCAAATTACCATCACATCTGGCGACATGGAAGATGCGTTTCGTGTCCGAGGCCAGTTGATTGATGACCACAAAATCTCTTTCGATACAGGATATGGTGCTAAGGGCTATGATTGGTTCTTAGACTGGTCGCTACGACATAGCGACGAAATCTCAAGAGAGGATGCTGTGAAACACGTTAAGAAACGTCTTGATGAAGCCAAACTTGAATATGATGTGGTCGTTAAGACATACACGGATGATTGATATTATGGATGAGAAGATCGGTTTGGTTTGTTTTTCAGGCGGTAAGGATAGCACCGCTATGTTGCTGCGTATGTTGGAATTGAACGACCCCGATATGCCCGTCAATCGAATTGTCTTTGCCGATACAGGATTTGAGTTCCCCGAATTGCTTGACTACATGAAAGAGGTCATGAAATATATTAACATGAAATATCCTGAAAAGAACCTTGAACTTGAGATGGTCGGCTCGCCTAAGACCTGGGATGAATGGTTCTATGGCGTGATGAAAAGGGGCAACAACAAAGGAAAACAACGTGGCGCACCTCTTCGAGCATATCCTTGCTACTGGGCGAGAGAAGCAAAGGTTCAGCCTTTACAGAAAGTCGCTAAGGAAGCGGATTTTGCATACATTGGAATCGCTGCTGATGAAGCGCACCGTGTCGGAAAAGAGGATGATCCACGCAACGCCAAGAACAGATACCCATTGGTTGAATGGGGATGGACTGAGAAGGATTGCATTGAATACCTTGATGGACTCGAAATGGTGAACGAACTTTACGTTCACTTTGACCGCTTAGGATGCTTCCATTGCATCAAGCAACCGCTTGAATCATGGTGGAATCTATGGCGTGGCTATCCTGATTTTTGGGAGATAGCCAAGCACTGGGATAAGGAGAGCGTAAAAGTGAGCAATCATGGCCTCCGATCCATGAAGCCTGGAAAGGATGGTTATTTGCTTGAAGAATTGGAAGAACGATTCAAGAAAGGCTACAAACCCCCATCAAAGAAAGGAAAGTTCGATTGTAAATCATGCAAAGCGGTTTCTTTTACTGCTCTCGGTCAAATGAAGTTAGAGGATTTTGACAGCGATGATGCGATAGAACGTATTGATGAGAAGTTCATTGATGAAGAACCAACCGCTTGCGAAGTATTGCTTGAGCCAGAAGAGGACATCACCTGTGATATTGTAGGGGGGTCTTTTGATGAAAATTGATAGATCATGGTCAATGCCAAATGCACTTACATTTTCAATCCAACCAATAAAATTGTTTTTGGAGGAAGAAATCAAAGGGGAGGAATGGGCTGATCCATTCGCAAGGAATACAGATTTGGCGAAATACACAAACGATCTTAATCCCAACACCAAAGCCCAATCTAATTTGGAAGCATTGGACTTTTTGAAAACTTTTGAGAATGATTCCCTTGACGGAGTTCTTTTTGATCCTCCCTATTCCCCACGTCAAATTAAGGAGGTGTATGATAAAATAGGAATCCCTCTCCATGATACAAAAAGTTCGGTTTGGTCGAATTGGAAAAAAGAAATAGCCAGAATAGTAAGACCTGGTGGAAAAGTCATATCATTTGGATGGAATACCTGCGGTATTGGTTTGACACTCGATTTCAAAATAGAGCGCATATTGCTTGTATGTCACGGTGGCAACCATAATGATACAATCGTGACACTTGAAGTGAAAGGCGATAAAGCAAATTACCCATCGGCAAAACAAACGACTCTTTTTCAGGAGGGGGATAAATGAAAATTAGACCGCCTCAACCAAGACCAGTTCCCGTAAGCGGAGATTTGTATTCAACATACGCATGGCATCCTGAGATGGCCGATGATAAAATACTCCGTGTGAGTAAATCATCACTTGGAACATTTCAAACCTGCGAGCAACAGTATTTCATCAAATATGTGCTTGGAGTCAAAGAACCTGAAAACGATAACATGATTCGAGGAACAAACGTGCATGACGCATACGAGTTCATTATGGATCGTAGCCTTGATGTTGAATACGCAACACAGATGAAAAATGAACATGGCTATGATGGTGTAAGAGGATATTTTGAATCTTTAATCCCTCTTGAACGACTCAAGAAAGGATGGGATGATGAATACGCTTTGCCGACAGGCGAAGATTATCATTTGGGCGAGCCTGAACACCTATCTCGATTGATGGAGTCCGAAGCAAAGCGGTTCATGGGTTCAAACCCAAATGCGTTTTTACCAGTTGGAAACGAACTTGGCGTTGATGCAATCGTTGAACTCGATATTAACGGAACAAAGGTTCAGGTTCACTTAAACGGATTCATTGACCGCCTGTTCATGGATGATAACGGCGACTATCACGTTCACGAATTGAAAACAGGACTATGGAAAGACAAGAAAACCAAGTATGAAAGCATGGCAAAAGAAATGGCTTTCTATGTGTATATGCTCAGTAAATCGCAGCAACCGAATCATGGTGGCGTGAATATCCGCTATTGGGGTTGGGATCATACAAAGGGCATCGAAGGCTCTCCTAATGAGATATACCGCTTTATTGAACCTGTCAAGGCAGGTATTGTTGCCGATATGCTCACCGATCTCAAAGCACTTGTTTCAGCACATCTCCGCTACAAAGGAGATTTGAATGGAAAGCACTTTGCTACAAAGCCAGTTGGTGCTGAAAGGTATTTTTGCCAGCCCTGGTGTGGAGTCAAAGGTTTCTGTCCTAAATATGAACGTCACATGATGCCCCATGAAATGAGGGCAAAATCGGAGGGGAATTGATGTGCGATATATCAGCCTGTTTAGTGGAATCGAAGCCTGTTCTGTTGGATGGAAAGACCTCAACTGGCAACCAGTCGCTTTCGCTGATTTCGATGAGTTCCCATCAGCCGTTCTCAAGCATCATTATCCAGAAGTTCCAAATGCGGGGGATGTGTTGAAACATGACTGGACTCAATACAAAGGAAAATGCGAACTCATTGTCGGAGGAAGCCCCTGCCAGTCTTTCTCCCATGCTGGAAAGCGACTTGGAATGGATGATCCACGTGGCAACCTCGCCCTTCACTATCTCCGAATTGTTAGGAACATTCAACCGAGGTGGTTCATTTATGAAAACGTGCCAGGTTTATTGTCTTCAAACGAAGGGGAAGATTTCGCCTCCTTCCTCGGAGAAGTGGCGAAACTCGGGTATGGGTTCGCATACCGAGTTCTTGACGCTCAATACTTCGGAGTTCCCCAACGAAGGCGAAGAGTCTTTGTTGTCGGATGTGCTGATGGAGATTGGCGAAGTGCCGCAGCGATTTTATTTGACAAGTCGAGCATCAGCAGGGATCTTAAAAAGAGCAGATCGAAGAGAAAAGGTGCTACCCTCTTCTCTCAGGGAAGCGTTGGAGATGAGAGCAGGGGATTACCTCAGCGAAGAGGAATAGTTCATTGTGAAAAAGTCGGACCAACAATGACGAGTTCTGGTCCACCGTATTCACGGACTGGAAACGAAAGAGTTGAGCATGAGGCATTGGTTGTGCAAAAGGGAACTGGTGTTGATTTATACAACCAAGAACTTACTGGCGATGTGCATTGCCCATTAAGAACGGCTGGCGGGCATGGCGCACCTGCGGTTATGCAAGAGGTTTTGGTTCGCCGCCTCACGCCGATGGAATGCGAGCGATTGCAGGGCTTCCCTGACAACTACACACAGATTGCATGGAAAGGAAAAACTGTTGAAGAATGCCCAGACACTCATAGATACAAAGCATTAGGCAATAGCATGGCCGTTCCAGTCATGCGATGGATCGGAGAGAGGATTGATATGTTGGATTCAATAGACCTTTCAAATCGGGATAATCCCAAAGCAACTAAACAGATGAAATTATGGTGATTATATGGCTCTATTCAATCATTTCCCACGTGAAATTGACATGAGGACTCGAAAGGTTATCTCCACCGAAAAACAGTTGCAGCACTACATCAACACCACCAACGGCAAGGGAAACCTTACAACGACTGTGTATGGATTTAGAGCGTTGAAGCCTAAAGGAAACCGATGTGAATACAACACGGCGATTATCCCTCACTTTGTTATGGACTTCGATGCCGATCAAGGTGTTCGAGTTCACGGACTGGATGAGAAAGTCGCAAAGGAAAAGTGCTGTGATGAGGTTTTGACTCTTTCAAAACATTTCAAAAGAAAAGGCTATCGCCACGCTATTTGGTTCACTGGCGGAGGATTCCACATTTGGACTAAACTTGACAGGGAGTATGTCTTGCCACCTGATAAGATGGCCGACTTGCTATTCTCAGGCCGAATGAAAATCAATGAATGGGTCAAGCAATACAATATGAAAACTCTTGATCCTGTGGTATCGTTTCGACCAGACAGGCACATACGCATTCCAAACACATACAATTTCAAACGTCAAATCTGGGGCATCCCAATTCAACATGAGGATTTAGAACAAGGTTGGGATTTTATCGTTGAGAAAGCCGACAACCCCCTCCCTGGTATGCACCTCTATGATGGCCGAGGAATGCAACTTGAAATTGTTGAACGTGATTCTGTGGATATGTTCAAAGGGAGATATAACAGCGAAACAAGAACATTTGAGATGGAGGATTTAGAAGTTGATATTCAAAGAATCAATAACATTCCAATGCTTCCCTGTTTGGCTCAAGCAGCCTGTGAGAAGGGCAGCAACCCTCCACACAAGCCACGATCTTACTTGATGATGTATCTAATGGACTATTTCAGGAACTTCGCCAGACCTGCGAGAGAGGCCATAGTTCCCAATAGCGAGGTCTTGACATTGACTCACGCATTCATACGTTCTTTAGAATGGTCGGATTATAGCCCAAAAGAAACCTCAAAATACCTCCAACATGGTGTTGATCGGTATTATTTGACTCCAACTTGCCCCACGATTTACCATGAGGGATTGTGCGTTGGCAAGTGTCCGTATTATGATGAAAAGGGGGCAACCGCATGACAGAAGAACAAGAATTAGAAGAAATCCGAAGAAAGAAAGCCGAAGAAATGCTACAAGCACACCATAAGGGTGAAGCACCGCCAGAAGTGTTAGACTGGTCATTCCGTCGAAACAATCAATCTGGCTTCTTTGAAATATGCCAAAAAGAAAACATGGTTGCGATAACTCAAGACCCAAATTGGGCGAACTTGGTCGTGGATATGTTGAACAGTATAACTCTCGCACAACAGGTGGTTGGCGATGGCAACTGAAAGAATACTCTTCATTGACAATCGAGAGCGTTCAGGCTTGGAAGGTCTTGTCATCAAGTATTGTGATAAGAAGAAACTCAAATATGAAGTTCGACAAACAATCATCACGGATTATTCGTTTGCTGATGTGGGAATAGAGGCTAAATCAATTGAGGACTACATGAGCAGTATGTATTCTGGTCATCTCGAAAGACAACTGCAAAATCTTGAGGACAATTATACAAATCCAGTTCTTTTGATTCATGGAACGCTCGATCAGTATGTTGCTAAATCGGTTAAGAGAGGAAGAAAGATTCGATACCCAACCGCATTTGCATCATTCACTGGCTCGCTTGCTCGCTATCACACCGACTTTGACGTTTCGATTTTAATTTTCCCTGA